ACAGGCGTATAAAAAGGCGAAAATCACGTGCTATTGTAATAAAATAATAGGTAGATCGTCAATGCATTATCACCAAAAAACAATCAAACACCATAAGGCATTCGAAACACTCGTACACGATTTTATACATTCTTAATTTACTCAGAATCACTGTCGTCGCTCCCAGACTCATATTGTACTTTCTTAGGTTTCTTAGCCTTTTTTTTGCCGGTATGCGTTTTGAGCAGCTCGTTCTTCTCCTCTAAAAGGCCCAAAAGCAAGGATTGCTGCAAGTAGTTAGACAGGCTTTCATCGTCGTCCACATTTTCGGGAATAACAAGCTTCTTATTTTTGATTTTTTTAAATAGTTTGACCGCCTCATTCGATGACAATTCCACTAGTCGTCTTGTCTCTGCAGTCTCGAGGTCCTCTATATCAGGTAGGAGCTCAGGCATCACCTCTTTCTCAGACGGTAACGCGCCGCTGGCTATGAGCTTACGGTGCCCAGCGGACCCAACTTTAACTTTACGCTTCGTGGCAGGATTAATGACAAACATTTAAACTTTTAGATTATTATATTACTATATATATAATACTTCTAAATTATAATATATAATGCCAAAGAAGAAAGAGCGAAAATTGCCACAATGCATCATACCGATCAAAAACCCTGACAAGGCCTTTCACGAGAAATGGAAACCNTCTAGAGATCCCTTGAACCTTCCGCATCCGTTCAGGGTCTGCCTCCTAGGCAAGCCAAACTCAGGAAAAACGACCATTATGAAGAATATCATTGTCCGATGCAGACCTGCCTTTCAAGAAATCCTGTTAGTTCACTGTGACCCAGAATCTACCCAAGAATTTGACGATTTGGACGTAGAGACCGTTGATGAAATTCCGCATACCAGCGAGTTAGACCCTGACGTCAAAAGGCTAATCATCTTAGAAGATCTCGAGTACGGTAATATGTCAAAAACACAGAAGGCCTGCTTGGATCGTTTATATGGCTATGCGAGTACTCACAAGAACACTAGTGTCATGCTAACATCCCAGGACGGTTTTAGTATCCCAACCATCTGCCGTAGGTGTTGTAACATGTGGATAATTTGGAAAGTGGATGACATCGATTCAATTAATACAATAGGTCGCAGAATTGGTCTCAAGAAGGCGCAGATTGAGAAAATATTTGATGACCATCTGGTCGATTCTCACGATTCATTATGGGTCGACCTAACAGCTAAGACGCCTTACCCATTAAGAATTAACGGCTATACCATGATCGAGAAACCGGTATAATTAATATTATTAATTTTTTATATATCGCATTATATACTATTGCAGTCATGAGATGCATTAACGATGATATCGGTCCTTGTAAAAGACGATGTCTTGAAAGTGACCAGAATGGCAGAGGCTTTTTCGACAGGATTAGTAGTATTTTTAAAAAGGGCAAGGCGTTTGGTAGTAAACTAATTGACGCAGCTAGCGGTGAAACTGGCACTGCCATTCAAAACGTTGTATTAGGTGCAACAAATAAAAACCCCTTATGGCGACCGGGATTTGCTGGTGAAAACCACGCGATATTACAAACAGATTATGGGTTAACTAAAGGGTCGTACATCGGACCGGGTACGAATTTAGACGCTCGTTTAAGACGTGGTGATGTAGGTATTACGCCCGTTGACGCGGCCGCAAAACGCCATGATTTGAGATACACATTAGCCCAAAACGTCGGTGATATCAGACGAGCAGATGTACAAATGTTAAAAGAAGTGGCTAAAAGCTCGGACAGGCCCTTCAATAAGGCACTTGGCAATATTGGTATCGGTGGTAAAATTGCTCTCGAGACGGGAGGATTTGCAAGTCCTGAAGATTTCACAACTTTCGGCGGTGTTACAGATCCTCAGAAGAGAGCGATGTATGAGAAGGCGTTAAAACAGGCCGGAGGATCTAATCCTGCCAGTCGCCTTAGAAAGAAGATGTTGAGGCAAAAGGCGTTGACAGGAGCAGCAAAAAAAAATACTTTTAGAAGTGGTAATTATGAGGCATTGGGGGGCGGACAACCTGGCGGCGCGAACATACTTAATCTTCTCAGCGAACAACTAAGTAAGCTCCTATTGCCTTTAGCAAAAAAACATATCAAGGGAATGTTTGCTAAGGCTCGATAAAAAAAATTCATGTATTGAATTATTATTTATTTTTTATCAACGGTATGTTTCCGATCGCAGTGCCGCTTAAAACACCCCCAACTGACAACATCCCCACACCAACAAGTTATTTTATTCTTACGAATATCATCACATTTACCAGTTATTTTTATTCTATCATCTTCTGTAAATCGCATTCTTAATGCGTGTGATTTTGATTTCATGTGAGCTCCTAACGCACCCTTTGTCATACTTAACTTGCATTCGCATTGAACAGGCTGTTGAACATATGTTTTTATTTTATCAAGATGTTTATGATAATATTTATTATTCCATTTCTTTTTTAATTCTGGATTTTTAGCCACATACTCTTTCCGATACTCTTTGAGTCGTACAGCATTATCGGTACGCCATTCCTTTATTGTCCTACCTTCTATAACGATATTAACAACGTTTGGGGTATTCCTAATGTAATAACCCTCTCTGTTGAGTAAATCTCGTTTAGTATCACATGGAAAGTTTTCAATTAATGAAATATAAGCATCGTCGTATTGTAATATTTTATAAGAAGTTACTTTTTTATATGGATCATTAGTTTTGATATAATTCTTATACTCAGACACATGTGAACTCATTCGTATCTTTAAGGGCTTACAGGTTGACCCTATATAGACCTCGTTGGTGTCTTTAGATTTAATGGCATAAATCCGTCCTTCTTTATAGTCTGTCATGATATAGTATTATATTATCGGGTGTTTAAATAGTATTGTGATAAATGTACGGGTATAATTATACTCTTACGTTCTAGGCTAGCTCTAAACGGACATTAGAAACTCTCCCTGCGCTATAGTCAACTTTCAACACTTGTGAGTGATGTGCGAAAACCAAGGCGTTAGCAGATGTGGGTGCGCCGGTACCGAACGACAAGGAAAGATCCAGCCTCGTCGATGCATCATCTCTTGGCTTCATGAATGTAGCATGGTGAATCCATCCCATATCAAGCCACTCGTCTTTTGATTCGAGAACATCATTGTTATAACCATGGGCATTCATGATACCGTTAGCATAGACGCGTGTCAAATGATCAGTACCGCTGTCATAGGTCACTGTGTAATCGGGTGAAGGACTTGTCTGGCCACTGTACGTTAATCGCAACTGAGTCAGGTTCAAATCTTCGTTCGACTGCAACTTAAATTTAGTAGGCGAGTACAGAGTAGAAGAGCCCGCAGCCTTTTGCTGACAAGCCACAGAAATCGCATACGTGGTTGCCGGTACTGTAACGTCAAGGGTTTGCTCCGAAGCCGTAGCGTTCAAGGCTTTAGATTGGAAGGCGATCTCATTCATATCCAAATAATAAGTAAAATTATCAGGAATATTCTCAGACTCGACCACACACGCATTGAAATACATGTTATCGACATAGACGTCTTGAGTTGTCAGGGCAGCTCCGACAGATTCGACGGCAGCGTTTTTGTAATTCGACGTGTTAGGCGTTAGACGAAGTTCATATGAGCCTGGGGGGAGCGGTGTCGACACGTCAAAGATAGCGAGAGGGGGTACCCAAATAGTCTCAACGGTATTGTCTCGTTGGGCGTAAGTGGTAGGAGTACGTCGGTACAATTTGTAGAAATCGGTAGACGCAGGGACAGCCGTGACAGGTGAAGTGACAACGGATGTAGTACCAGTAGCATCGGTAGGAGCAGTGGTAACTTGGTAGTGGACGCCATTAACAGCAAGCACGTCGCCAACAGCAAGTTCCGCGCTAAGGGCGGTGGCCACTCCAGTCAAAACACCACTAGTGCTAATAGCGATAGATGTACCAGTCATTTGAATTTTCTCCTCGACAACTTCATTGTGATCAGCAATAACATCAGACACAATAGCAGCCTTACGACGCTCATGATCAATTTCCCAATAATTAGTAGACTTGCCAATAGAGTCTCGCCACGCCTTTGATCGCGATGTACGAGTTTTAAGTGCGTCAATCTGCGGCAGGAACGATGTCACACGAGACATCGGACGATCATCCAATCTCATTTCAGCGGCTTGAAACAAGCATGCTGTGTAATCGACGGCGGGTGCCATATCAGAAGTCAGGGATGGCTGAGTGGTACCGGTAGAATAAAGATTACTCCTGAGACTGAGGTAGGACTTAGAAGGGATCCACCAGTTGTTACCCGAGACTGAAAAACGATAAATCACGTCACCGTTAGGGAAATCGCTTCCAGAGATCCCACGGTCGGGTCCAATTTGCCTGTACGACAATTTAGTAATAGAACTTTTGTTAGACGTAACGGCCTCCATCGAGGTCATAAGATTTTTAGTACTCATAATTGTTTGTGTTATTAATGTATAACAATAGTAACGAGTTGTTTATAATATGTATAACATATTAAAAAAAATAATAATTAATTATATCATTTTTGCAATATCAGTACCATACGTGTCACACATACGTAACCAACTAATACAACGACTTCCGCAGTTTTTTTCTGAGATCTTTTGTTCCCTGTCATAATCAGTGTCCACGGTTTTATATTTCTTAAATACGTTCGACATTAATTTTGATGTTTTACGACCAAACGAGTCATATACGAGCATACCGTGGGGGAGCCAGCAGCATGCAACCCAATGTGAGCCTGGTTGTGTGGATTTGTCTACATTTACAATGGCATACGGACGAGCCTTGCTTAGTTTTGGAAGGGTATCAGAACTGAATGTACCACGATAGTTTGTGCTAAATAACTGATTACAGATATCTGTTAACTGACTTGTATACGTCACCCCATTACCTAGCTGTCTCATTGTCTGCCTTGTATATGCATTATATTTTTTCATTACGTGTTTTTGTATATCCTTGTTATCAATTATAGTGATCATGGTTATTATATTATGATAATTATATTATTTATTTTGAATTAAATCCTTATGTTTTTCTGTTCTTGTATGACGTTTCAGACCCCCTCGTGAAACTGTACACCCGCATTCACATACTATCTTCTCTTTCGTATATTTTATATATTGCGTTTGTTGTAATTTAATAACATCTTTATTGTTTACTCTATATTGCTTTTGCTGCAATTTAATAGTATCTTTATTATCTTGATTATATTGCTTTTGCTGCAATTTAATAGTATCTTTATTATCTTGATTATATTGTTTTTGGTGATCCAGTATTTCAACTTTATTATCCTGATAATACTCTTTCTGGGTTCTAGTCGGCATTATTTTATTTAACTCAGATTTCAAAGTTTCGATCCAATGCCGTTCTCGACAATGTAAAGTATATTTATCTTTAGCGTCATACTGTTCTATTTGTACCATATCCCAGTTATCCCAATTGCCGTTATCCCTAATAAATTGATATACATAAACATTATAGTTCTTTGTTTTTTCAGTAATGCAATTTGATTTATGCTGATTCTTTCTCCTGGCAAAACAAGTGGTAGAGCCTATGTATATTTTAGT